GTTTCCATCTGTTCCTTGACGGCAACATTCTCGCCAAACAGATCAGGTTCTTGAAGTTCTTCTGCCAGAATCTGAGCAAACCTTTTACCAGACAAGTGTGCTGCTACACTAGGATCAGTAGCCTTAAGTTGCCATAGTGTGCTTAAACTCTGGACTCTACGGGCCTTCTCAGCAAAGTGACGAGCACCCATAGGGACAATCTTACCGTTACCAGAGATATCTTCTTTCTTGATCTGACGGAAGACAGTGGCCCCAGAGTTAGGGTCAACAACTTCGATGTTATCAACCATATCCAGATTTCTAGTAGAGAGTTCCAGCATAGCATTTAGAGCAGGCTCTAGGAAGACTCTCTCGAAGTGTGCTGCCTTATGCTCAAAGATTCTGGAGGCAGAGTTCTGTAGTTGCTCTACTTCAAATGCTGTCTTCTCACCCGGAGTACGGATACCCATAGCTTGTCTTGGGGCACCTGCCATCTCTTCCATCTTGTCTTCAAGTGCTCTGATCTGGAAGTCTGCGTTAAGTGCTGTAGCATCTGGAACAAGGTAGGTTACGTCTCCTTCTTCACCCATATAGATACGACTACCGGGAGCATAATCAAAGTCTTCCACATCCCCTCTGATCTTGATAATAGGGTAGGCGATCTGGTCGAATACGTCAGCCTTGAGGTTCTCTAGATGGTCAATACGGTATTGCATACCGACAAGGTTATCCAGAGGACCCATAGCGTAGAGATTGTCAGGACGTTCTCTCCAACCAGCACTGAAGATAGGAGCCTTACCAGACCATGCGGGTTGCTCTACGTTCTCTAGGATATAGGCTCTATCTACGACAGAGATGATTCTATCTCTAAGCAACATGGAGTTACTATAATCGTAGAGGTCACCATAGAAGGTTAGAATCTCGACATAATTGGAATCATAATAGTTCTTGATGTCAGTGAAGCCATCAGCAGTGTAGGCACTACCTTTGGAGACATCACCATCACCACCCTTGACAGCATTACGGGCATAGATCATCTTATCAAAGATAGCTTGATATGAGGTATTACCAGAGTCATCCATGAACTTCTTGACTTCACCTAAAGTCATAATGGACTTGATGATCTTGGGCGTCTTATCAAAGCTGGAGGCAGTAGGGTTGAAGACAATATCGTAGGGGCTGATACGGACGATCCTAGGGCCTACGTAGTCCAGCACTTGCTCACCATCAGCCTTCTTACGGAAGGTCTTCTCAAACTCTACGGTAGCAAAGCAGTTACCGAAGATGATATAGTCTTGGACAAGCTTAGAGGCTACAGACGTGAAGTTGGATTGTCTGATCTTGTTATCCATATAAGCTTGGATAATATCTCTCTTAAGCTTGGTCCCAGACTCTTTGTCCAGAGCTTCCCACTTCATCCACTTGTTCTGGGGAAACAGAGTAGCCATGTAGTTGGCATGGAGGTTATCACTGATCTGAGTCAACTTAGGAGTGGTAGTCGTGTTAGACCAAGGCAGGATAGCATTAGAGGTCGTCTTAGTAGACGTTGCGTAAAGATAGTTACGCAGTTCTTTCTTCTCTTCAATCCACTTCCCACGATAGCTATTCCATTCCATCCATTTGTTAGCAATCTCAGTTGCCAGCAACTCAGGATGGATGATGCTCTCAATGTCTAGGACAGTACCAGCCATTAATTATGTACTCCTAGGCATATTATAACGCCTTTTGTTTCTCTCGTTATTCTCAGTGCGGGGACTGATAAGACCTCTCTTACGGTCTTTCTCTACCTGCTTACCAAACTCTGTCAACTTCTTCGGGGCAGCTTTCGGTCTATCCTTCTGAGGTTTTACAGTCTTATGGGTAGGTTCGGGCTTATCCCTGAATTTAAGACTAGTGGCGGTGTCACGGTCAGAGGGGCCTGTCTTTGCGTCTCCACCCTTAAGCGATCCTGCACGACCAGCCTTCAATCTTTTGTTTGTATGTTGGGACTCAACAAACTTCTTTGCGCTAGGTTTGGCTGGCATCAGGCTGCATTAGCTCCTCTAAATTTGAATGCTGACCAGTCAATGTTGCTTCTCTTTTCTGATCCAGTGTTCTTAGTGGGTTTGACAGAGATGTCAATAGCGTTAGCAAAGGCATCAATGATGTCGTCATGAGCAGGGTTTCTGGTAGCTAGTTCTTCTTCCAGAGTTTGACACTCACCACCTTTATAGTGCCAGATGTTTCCCATATCATAGCGAGGTTCTAGGATAGCCATGATACGTTCTGCTTTAGTCTTGGTCTGGGGTCTATGTTCATCAATGGTGATAGACAGACCGTTGTCTCTGATCATCTCTTTTATTTGTCTAACAATAACGGCTTGAGCAACCGTAACCTCTGCTCTAAGTTTTCTAAATCCCCATTTATTCGATAGTTGGAGTAGATGCTCAAAGTATTCACTAATACGATCAGTACGAAACCGATCAATGTCCAAGACATAAATTTGGTTTTCACTGTCGATGCCTACCACAACGATAGCAGTGTAGTCAGCTTTCTTGGAAAGACTGAACGCAAAGTCTACCGCAGCAAAGACATTAAGACGCTTGCCTCGGAAATACCAATAACCACTCTCCTGAGTTAGAAACTTACGTTCGTAATACTGGAACTTGTCTTTAGTAACTGGTACGTTGTCAGGGTCGGAGGGGTCATTGTAGTACTGTGCTCTAAACTGGCCACGATCTAGATACTGTCCCCGTTTCTTGGCAAGAATCTTCTGATCAAAGCCAAACCATTTGTCACCTCTCTTGGAGGCTTGACGTGGCCAGAGAAACTCTCCGGTACCATCGCCTCTGGACTCTACGGTCCTTTCATAGATTTCATAGATATTCTCAGAACCGACAAGATCACCAGCTTCATCGAAGGAGTCTTGAGTCATAGACATAAGTTCTGAATAAAGGTCTGAGGGATGGTATCTAGTGCCTACAACCCATTCACGAGCATTGGCTCCTTCAATAGACGACAGAAGAGAATACTGGCTCTTGACCTTCTCTCTACCTTCCTTCGAGTAGGCATTCTCATAGATAACCACATCGTCCATAACAGCGATGTCACAGTGCATACCAGTGATCGTGGTAGTCAGACCAGCAGTAAAGATAGAGGGGTCTCTGACGTTCCACTGCTCACGAGCAGGGTGGTCAACCATGATCTCTGAGTTAGTCCACTTCTTCCTTTTGCCTTCATCAGCATTAACCATATCAGGCCAATAGCGTCTATAGGTGGGGGACGTAAGGATAGTCTTAATGAAACTAAGTTGTTTCTCTGCAAGGTTCGCTGTAGCTGAAATGTACAGAACTCTAAGGGTGGGGTCTTTGGTAAGTTCCCAAGCAACCCTGTAGGCTACCAATCTGGACTTCTGGTGGTCACGGGGAAAGAGTAGGAGTTGGTGGGTAGAAGCATCAGGACGGTACCACCACTTGATAACTTCTTCATGACATGCGCCAAGGACTTGCTCAGGGCTGACAAGCTTGATGAAAGTCAGTAAGTCTGCTTCAGCAGCTTCTTTAAGCTCGTTGGCAAGTCCTTTAGACATTAGTTAAGGACACCTTCTTCTTTAAGCCTCTTTAGGTCTGATTGTATGGTGGAATCACTAAAGGCTTCTTCAGCAGACTCAGACACCAGCTTCTTGTTACGTTTACGTTCCATAGCATTACCAGTCTTCCAAGGTTCTTCGATCAGATACTTGGCAGCAGTGAAACTAGACTTACCATTAGTCTTGACTTCGTTGATAACTGCTTTAAAGGCTAGTTGCTTACGCTTGACAGAGGCTAAGTATCTCCACTCTTGGATATGTCTCTGGAACCAAGTAGACTCTGTAAGGCATTGCCAGAAGTACAGGTCACCGAAGACTTCTTCTGCAAAGGTGACTTCGGAGGGGTCATCTACGCTATGGGCCATGTAGAGTTTAAAGAGGCAGACCTTACCTTCTTTACCGTTCTTATCGTAAGTAAGTAGTCCAGACTCAGGGTTATACTCACTGAAGATTTCCCTAAGGAGCATGTTGTTACGAGAGTTGTAAAGGTCTTTGTAGGAGAAGATGGCCATGGGTTCCTATGGTGGTTTAAATTTAATATTTGTAATTTTGACAGAGTTTTACTGATTTGTCAAGCATTATTTTATATGAAACTAGACAGAAACATATAAGTCCTTAATATTGCTATAAAGAAATATTTCTTAAGATACCTCTTGAAATTAGACAAAATAATACTATATATACTATAAGGTATAC